CCATCTGCCGTGTCCGCACTGCAACCACTACCAGCCGCTGCGGTGGGAGGCGATGGCAAAGGAGGGCCCCGACGCCGGCACCTTCGAGTGCGAGAACTGCAAGGAGCCGATCCGCTACACCTCCCTGCGTGAGATGGACGCCCACGGCGGCTGGGCCTGCCCGCTGGGGCTGGACCGCTCCCAGCAAGCGCTGACAGCTGAGGGTGAGCCGGCGGTTGAGAGCCAGTACATCTGGGCGGCGTACAGCTACCACGCCGGCGCGGTGTGGTCGAAACTGATCAGTGAGTACCAGGAAGCACTGGAGGCAATGCGCCGGGGCGACACCGACCCGATGCAGACCTACCACAACACCGTGCTAGGGATCCCGTGGGAAGACAGCATCGCCGGCAAGCTCACCTGCGACGGACTGGCGGAGCGGCGCAAGAACATCGAGGGCGGCAACGGCTACCCTGCCGGGACCGTGCCCAATGGCGTGCTGCTGATCACCGCCGGGGTGGACGTGCAGGGCGGTGGCGGCTCAGTGGGTGAGCGGGTGGTGGTGACGGTGTGGGGCTGGGGCCGCGGCGAGGAAGGCTGGCACCTGGGCCACTGGGAGATCGACGGCGACCCGCAGCAGAAGGAAACGCTGGAGCAGCTGGAGCGGATCGCGGCAACAAAGTGGCGCAGAGAGGATGGCGCTGAGGTGCCCCTGGCGATGGGTGCCATCGACGAAGGCGGCCACTCGACACAGGAGATCAGGGACTGGTGCCGAAAGCAGGGCGGCCTGTGGGTGCCGGTGCGTGGTGATGGCGCCAAAGGCAAACCGCTGGTGGGCCGCGGCACGCCGGTTGACATCAACCGGAAGAATCAACCGGTGCAAAAGAAGGGCCTGCTGCTGTATCGGGTTGGGTACGAAACGAGCGTCTCGCACCTACAGGGCCGGCTGCGGAACGAGACCCCTGGGCCTGGGTATCTGCACCTGGGCGAGGCCTCGACCGATCAGTTCCTAGCGGAGCTGTTCCCGTGGAAGCGCATGCCGAAGAAAGGCAGCCGCGGCCGGGAGTACCACTGGGACTGCCCGACCGGAATGCGGGATGAGGCGGGCGACTGCACCCGGTACGCCTATGCAGCGATGCAGCTGGTGAGCCGGAGGTACAACCGCGCCACGATGTGGGACCAGCTGGCGGCGCAATTAGCCGGCCACATCACCCCCACCCAAGTCGAGCGCCGCAAAGGCAGCTGGCTCAGCCGCTGATCCGTAGCCTGACCTAGGAGGTGTCGCCAATGGCATTCACGCAGCAGCAGTACGACGACCTGGTGGCTGCGATTGCCGAGGGCGTTACCACCGTCAGCAGCAACGGCCGGCAGGTTTCGTACCGGAATCTCACCGACATGATGAAACTCAAGGCCACCATGGAGGAGGATCTTGGCATCGCCGGCGCTGGCCGCCGCCGGCACTACGCCAGCTTCAAGAGGGACTGATGGCCAAGCGACCGACCCGCGATCAGCTGGAGCTGGCGCTCAAGTCCGCGCAGAAAGAGCTGGCGGTCACCCATTTGCGGGCGTTTGAGTCGGCGAAGGAATCCAGGCGCACCGAGAACTGGTACACCCGCAACGGCGGACCCAATGCCGACATCCGCACCGCCTGGCGGCTGCTGACGCGGCGGCATCAGGATCTGGTGGACTCCAACCCCTGGGCCAACCGGGCCGTGCGGGTGATCGTCAACAACTGGGTTGGAGATGGCATCATCGGCAGCCCGCAGGGTGGCAGCCGCCGGTATGAGCAGGCCTGGAACGACTGGGCGGACACGATCGAGTGCGACTACGCCGGGAAACTGAACTGGTACGGCCTGCAGTCGCTGATCGCGAGAACGACCGCCGTGCGCGGCAGCTGCCTGATCCGGCGGCGGATGGATGAGCGGCTGGCCGATCAGGGACTGGTGGGCCTGCGGCTGCAGGTGATGGAGCCCGACATGCTGGATTTCAGTCGTGACGACGGCAGCCGGATCAAGTTCGGCCAGCAGTACGACCGCGACGGCCGACTGGAGGGCTACTGGATCCGCCAGACCCACCCGGGCGAGACCGAATGGAACGGGGTCAAGATCCAGAGCGACTTCGTGCCTGCGTCGGAGATTATCCACACGTATGAGGTGAACCGCGCCGGCCAGGCGATCGGCGTGCCGTTCGGCTCAGCGGTGCTGCTGCACCTGCGAGATATTGACGACATCGCTCAGGCGATGCTGCTGAAAACGAAGATCGCAGCGTGTTTCACGGCGTTTGTTTACAGCAACGAGCCCAGCGACCCGGCCACCACCACAGCGCTGACCGAGACTCTGGAGCCGGGCGCGATCGAGATCCTGCCCGATGGCAAGCAGATCACATTCGCCAATCCGCCCCAGTCGCCGGATTACGTGAGCCACCAGAAACACCACCTCCACGCGGTGGCGGCGGGCTACGGCATCACCTTTGAAGCCCTGACCGGCATCCTGTCGGACGTGAACTTCAGCAGCGCCCGCATGGGGTGGCTGGAGTTCCACCGCAACGTGGCGGCCTGGCGCTGGAACATCACAATCCCCCAGGTGCTCGACCCTGTGCATCGGTGGTTCAATGAGGCCGCCCGGCTGGCCCAGGTGCGTGGCCCCCGCCGGATGATCTGGACCCCGCCGCGCCGGGAGTTGGTGGACCCGGCCAAGGAGATCACGGCGCTGATCGAAGGCGTGAAGGCTGGGTTTATGAGCCTGAGCGAAGTGCAGCGCTCCCTTGGATTCATTCCCGCTGAGGTGATGATGGAGCTAGAAGCCGACATGGCCAACGCCCGCGGCAAGGGCCTGGCGCTCAGCGTGGATGGCATGACAGCCACCGCCGGCCAATCTGCAGCGCCTGCCGAGGATGCAGAACCGGAAGCTCAGGAGTAACTCCGTAGCCTGAGGCATGGACCATCAACAGATCCAACGGATGGCGCTGCTGGCGCCGAACTCGTGGAACGAGGAAACTCGCACCGCGACGATCGTCATCAGCACGGACGCCGACGTTGGCGATGGGTTCCAGCTGCTCCACACCAACGAAGCGATCCGGTGGCCCAAGCGGCCGCTGCCGACGGACTACGACCACAAGCGCAGCTCAGACACGATCTGGGGCGCGGTTACCAATCTGTCGCTGCAGCGGAACAACGAAGGCATCACCGAGCTGATCGGTGAGGTGGTAGTGGACGGCCCCGCCGCTGCGATGGACATCGCTCTGCCGCGGCTGCGGACCGGCTCGGCCCGGTTCTCTGTGGATGCCCGGATCTACCGGCACCGCGAAGACCGCGCCAGGAACCTGCTGATCGGCACCGACTGGGAACCGAATCTGGTTTCTCTGGTGCCGATCGGGCAGGACACGCATGCCGTGATGCGCGGCGACCAACAGCACACGATCAATCCCGCTGATCCCCCGATGACCGAAGACCTCACCAAGGCCGGGGGTGACCCGGCGCCTATCGACGCTCAGCGCAGCGCCGATCCTTCCCCTTCCCCCGCCCCCGTGGCCGCCGCAGACACCGAGCTGCAGCGCACCGCTTCCGAACTCCGCCGCGAAAACGAGATTTTGCGTCTCGGCCGCGATGCTGGCCTGACCGACGCCCAGACCGATGAGCTGGTGCGCTCCGGCAAGACCATGACCGAGTGCAGCCGTGAGGCCGTGCGCCTGATGCGCCTGCGCCTCGAAGGTGGCGACGTTCGCGCCGCTGACGGCCCCGCCCCTCTAGGCCATCCCGCCCAGATCGCCGTCACCCGCGACTCCGGCGACACCCTGATGCGCGGCATCAGCCTGGGCCTGGAAGCCCGCATCCGTCCCGGCACCCTCAAGGGTGACGACGCCGACCTGGGCCGCGAGTTCCGCTCCTACACCCTGCTGGAACTGACCCGCCAGTATCTGGAATCCCGCGGCACCAACACCCGGGGCATGAGCAAGACCGAACTGGTCAGCCGTGGTTTCCACAGCACCAGCGACTTCCCGCTGCTGTTCTCCAACCTGGCCGGCAAGA